TCCTCCTTTTGCTTGCATAGACGACAATAGGACTCGCCTACTATCTGTGGATGAGATGGGTCGTTGCACTTCAAAGTAAAACCACACTTACTATTAGCGTAATAATAGCCATGAATCCGATTGCATACACACGCACGGTCGCTACTACTGCGTCATACTCGTTATCGTATATCTCGCTCATGGCCTCACGAATCATGCAAGCACCGCCTTTAGCCATTCTTGCTCTTTAACATCGAACCAATTAGGCATGGGTCGGCCTTTCTCCCACTTAGCGAATGCCTTAGAATGATAATAGAAGCGGTATGCTTGAACCGCCATGTCGCCGCTTGCGTGGCTCGCAGGTCTTTGCGTAGCCCTTGAAGTCCATGTTAGCGGTCTAAAGTCATCGGGCATAGCGAGAGCAAACGGTGTTAGGTCGCCTTCGGGTATGAGATAGGACAGACCATACAGAATCTCGATGCCGTTAGCGCAGTAATGCTCTTTGCCGAATCTCTTTGTGTATTCTTCGCATAGAGCCGCACCGTGATGCGCCGCCCATAGAAAGTTAGTGCGTGAATCTCCCACCCAACGGGTGCAGGGGTGGTTGTGGTAGCCACCGCGTATCGGCTTTTGGGTGGATTTTGCGAGAGGCAGTTGTTCGGGTGTAGCACCGTGTCTAATCACAGCCGAACCACACATCTGCAACATTTCGACAATTAATTTAGGTATGTGCTTGTCGCAATACATTTTGGCGGCTACTATCGGGTCTTCGTCTAACACAAATATGTTCATGGTTCTCGCACCCCACTATTACTTTTAAGGCTATTGTTCCCTTCTCGCAAGCGTCATGCGGCTATTCTTCTCGCCCGATTTTACACGGGCTTTGAACTTCTGTCTGTATAGGTATCGTTGTGCTATCTTCATTTTATCATCTCTTGATTGTAAGGTGGGGGTGCGTGGGCATGGCGTAATTATCTTATCTCTCTCCGACCATTGGCTTATCCTTCTTTTATACGCATCCCCGTTAGATACGGGCGTGCCGTATAGCGAGCATTACGATGCCGCGTGCGTTGCTGATGCGAACATGGTATAGGTTTTGGGCTAACACCTTGATTTCGTTAGCCACGCCTTCTTTCCCACTACACCCCCTTATGTTTGTTGAGTTATTTTTACTGTAATTGTATAGGTGCAAGGAGGGGGGAATGGAGGTATGGAATAACAATGACGAACACAACCTGTAAAAGACTGTTGAACCCCCCTCCCTGCTTATGTGAATCTGATGGTGGGAGTGGGGGGTAGCACGATGAACCGTTGCGCCTCATATACGGCGGGCGCAACCTTGCGAGCCTCTTTTAACCCCCCTACTCCCTTATGTGAATCTTAGGCCACCAACCGTGCGGCGGCTCGCCATGCGTTGTCCTTCTGCCTTGCCCCTGTTCCGAGCAGGGCTGATTCGACCCTCTTTTGATTGACCTTCTCGCCCTTGCGGTCATAGACCCATTGATGGTCGAGATACTCGGTAACAACATTGAATGCGCCCCATGCGCTGTTGATGTCGCCGTCATCGAATCCGAGAGCGGTATCTTCTAACTCTTGAAGTCGTGTGAGGGTGTTGTTGCCGCGTGTGGTTAGACCAAACGGGTTCTCGACCTTATCAATCAACTTCTCGTCAGTCTTGAGCCCCATAGCGTCAATGTAAAACTCAGTTCGACCTGCTACATCGAGTTCGATTTGCATGAGTTCGCCCGCTGTGTTGGCGAATTGCTCATTGAGGACATCAACCACATTTAGAGCGTTGATAGCCTCGTTGATGCGACCTTCGATGTGCCTTGAATGGCGGCTTGATAGCACACGGGGATTGATGCCCGCTTGCCGTAGCATAGAGTCAAGATAAGCGAATTGGTTAGTGCATCCGAGTCTAACATTTGCAGGGATATATCGCACGCCTGTTGAGCCATCGTGAGATGTAACCATGTATAGGTATTGGTCTATATCATCCCAACCCGCTACGGTGAATCCTTCGGGCATCTTCATGCTCGCAAACATCTTTCGCCCGCCATCAATCATACCGATGCGGTCATATTCAACTCGGCCTTCGCCTACTAATCGGTCAAAGACCTTCAATGCGTCAATGTTCTGATACACTTTGTAGGTCGAGCCTACACTACCCAATGCTGCGCCTGTATCGGCACGGTAGGTGATGCTATGACCCTTATGGGGGATGAAGTCGCCTTCGTGGTTTCGATAGCCCGATGGGGCTTTCTTCACCTCAAAGTCAAGCCCTGCGTTAGCAAGGACTTCTTCGGCGGTCGTTCCTTTGGCTTCTTGCCCTAAGAGGGCGTATGATGGTAACAAGTTTCTGCTCGTCATGTTTATTCCTCCTCAAACCTCGCTAATAAAGTTTGGGAATCGTCTTCGCAAGCGTCAAGGGCTCTCGGCCAATGTTCAGCATCAACCGACCCCTCTCGCATCTGAATTATTTTTAGGTTAAGATTAGTTTCATCGCCTATCCAAAAACCTCTATCGGATGAATGAACCCAAATCGGTTTTTCATCTTCGGGCTTCATTTGGCCTATCTCAAAGAGGACTTGCGTGAGTGAATCATTGTTCATCAACGCGGCCTGTGCATCCGGCAAATCGGCGTGTAGGTTCTTGATTACAGCCTTCACGGTTTCGGGTGTGTATTGATATACGCCACCCTTCATGTGCATATAGCCCCTTAGCCACCCTGTCGCATATTGTAGGTGGTGCGTTGGTCTGTGGGAATCTGTTGGTATGGTATTCATCTCAAAACCCCCAATCTTCTGATGTTTGCTGTCTGAGAAGTTCGTTTAATTCACCCGTGAACTCGCCGATGCACCCAAACCGCCTCTCAATGCGCTCATAATTTCTGATTATGTCTATGTAATTCTTTGATGTGTAAAGGCACTCCCATGAGTCCCGTAGGTATGCTTCGTCTTGAAATCTCTCAATCAAATAATTACACATTATCTTTGGGCTTCTCAAATCTGAAAGAGCATATTGTAGTGCTTCTTTCATCTCCCTACTTACTGTAATTATTGGCTCAATCATCGTGAAATCACCCCGTCTTCTAATAGCGCATCGTAGTTCTTCATCCACGAAAGCAAAACAAGTTCTGCTTCGCGCTTCTCAAGGCCATAGTGGTCTTGAAGATAAGGTGCTGCGCCGAACATATTAGTCGCGCCCGATTGCCTCAAGAACTCAAGGTATTCGTAGTATGCTGTCCATTCTTCGTTGTATGTGCTGTTGCTCATATTTACTCCTCTCCGTGTTTTCTTTTAAGGTTATTGTTTAGTCCTCGCAAGCGTCATTCACTCCCCATAAGATTGAACGATTGACTCGCATAATTCCAACAATCTCTTTCGCCACTTTTCTTCTCTTTCTGATATGTCGTCATCATCCCAATTGTAATAACAATCCTCAAGGTCGCCAAAGGTATTTTCAAATCTAATATAACTCATGTTGCTCATCGAATCACCTTTCGCACAATCACTTCTTTATCCTTTTTACATTCCATTTCATTGTCGTGGTAAAGCAAATATCCATCTTCAAGCATTTGTTCAGCGTGTGCTTTCGACCATGCTTCAAACTCTATTTCAAAGACTTTAGTTTTACGATAAATAAACTTCTCTTTGCTCATTCTTCTCGCCTCACCGTTAATTTCATTTCCGATAATTTTTTTTCAATCTCTTGAATATACCATTCATTCATTCCGCTTATATCAATAACTAATTGCTTTTCAAATCTCATTCTTTCATCTCCTTTACAAATGCCTTCTCACGGGCGGCGATAGTGCGTGGCCTACTCTCAAACCACTTCTTGACCCTCGCCTCACTCCATTTGTATGTAGTGCCTAAATTGTCGGTCATAGAATCACTAAAGCGTGATTTCCAATCGTCATATCTTCTGTTTATTCTTTTTAGCGCGAATCTATCCCTTGCGGGTTGTCGGCTGTTCCAACTACTGCTCATATTTTCTCCACCTATCCTTGACTCTTAAATCCTTTCATTCGCTCTCGCAAGCGTCATCGTGTTCATAACATGAATCGCATATATTTGATACATTACAAAAGTCTTCAAAGGATTTCCAATCACCGCAGGATTCGCATTCGACACAATCGCATTCCTCAATACCAAATTCTGCTAAATCTTGGTCGGGCATGGCCTTCTCACAATCGGGGCATACATCATGGTCGTCAACCCTTGAAGGCAACGAGTCGTAGTCAATGCAAGGGTCTGAACCATACCATACATCTTCGCTTCTCATTCAACCATCTCCTTTCGTGTAAAAAGTAAAGACATTCCGGCTTCTGCAAACGAGCGCACAGAATCTAAAACCCAACCATCGTTTATGATTGCCTGTAATTCTTCGCCGCTAACGATTACCATGTCTTCATTTTGAAAATTGATTTCCAATTCGTAGTCATCGCATCTGAAACTTTCAAGTTCCTCATCGAATACCGCTATTGTTTCAGTTCCCTCATCTGTGGATTTGAACAGCGTAACTGCGCCATCTAAGTCGTCTATGTGTAATGTATCACTCATTCAATCCTCACCCCATATTTCTTCGTAAGTCAATCTGCGCTCGCTACACACTTCTTCAACGGTGAAACCCATTCTGCGTTCAACGGCTATCTTGCATATTTGCGTAGCAACCTCTCTCATTTCAGATTCTGTTAAAGATAAACCATGATGTAGGGTGAAGTTGTAATACTTTCTGCTCATTCTAATACACCCCGTAAGTGTTGAATAATTCTTTAGTCTTGCGAGTCATTGGTCTTCGGAACATCACCATACACAATGCCTCCATACCATATATCCAATAATAATCCCCTTGCGGGTCGTCAGAATCTATGGTAGCCTCATGGTCAATATACATCTTAATCAAGCCCTCATCAGTTAGTCGTTCTGATGTTGTTATTGGTATAATAGTATCTTGCAGGCTCTCTCTATCGCCATCTCTAATATGAAATCTAACAAATACCCATTCTTCTTCGCTCATTCAATCACCTACCCTCGCATCTATTGCGGTTTATTGCATATACTTCTTGCGGAGTATATCCCAATTTCAAAAGGGCTTCAAAAGCCCATGCGGTCGGTGTCCATTCGTCAAGGTTGGTCGGTGTGTTATTCGCCATGTTATCTCCTCTATTCTCAAGTTTATAATTGTTGTCTTTAGTCCTCGCAAGCGTCATTTACTCTCCGTTGAACTTCGGGAAAATTTGCTCGATGTATGCTAACATAAGCAAATGTCCCTCATCGTTCTCATCGAATTGTGGGAGAAGGTCTGTCCATTCGACATAATGAGCAACAGCCCAATACATCTTAGAAAGCCACGAAACAGCCTTCTTTTGAGTTAGGCGGCCATTGTGCCGTTCCCATTCTCTAATCCCATGAAGCACGCTTTGAGCAGATTGTGGTTCATACCCGCCGCCATCTATTGCGCCCATTCGGTAGCCTATCAGCATAGCAATCTCGCCCGCCTCATAGATTAAGGGTGCTAACCTAACAGTCATTCTCGTCTTTCCATCACTCCACTTACAGATTTCTCCGTGTGCGCCCATTCGTCTTCTCGTCATATTTTGTCCTCTCCTTTGTTTGTTATAAGTCTATCGTTTAGTCCTCGCAAGCGTCATCTATGTGGGCTACTAATTCAGCAACCTCTCGCCTGTATATGGATATTTTTTCTTCAATTATTTCCCTCAATTCATTATTGTTGTTAGCAAGTATTTTTCCGTAAAAGATACACCATGCTTGACCGCTAATTGGGTGGTCTATTTGTAAGTCAAGGTCGGTGAATTGTCCGTTGTGTTTGTGAATACTACCGTTGAAGTTTCCAAACTTAAATGCGTATGTTGATATTCTGGGGTCGTAATACCTTCCGGTGTAAGCCAAAGTTAGATTGCTCATATTTTCTCCTCTCCTCTTTTTTTTATAACTCTATCGTTCATGCCTCGCAAGCGTCAGAAGTATTCTCGCTTCAATGCCGCTAAAGCGCATAAGCGACACCATCTCGTTCCGGCATACATACCCTCAAGTTGGATATACAGGCGGCACGCCTCTTTACCGCATCCACCGCAGCATTCAACGGCGAATAATTCATCCTTCATAGCCTGTTGCATCGTCATCTCTCTCATCTCTTTTGTCGTCTTCATTCATTCAACTCCTAAATTGCATTTTAGCCACCAAAAGAAGGCGGCTCGGCGTTCTGATTGTGTCCTCATATTTACCATATCCCAAACATCGAGATACATACCGTCTTCGACATCATGTTCAGCCATGAATGCCTCTATCTGTGCCTTCTGTCGTTGTGCTGTCGTCATGTTAGTTCCATACTTGCTCATATTTTTTCCACCATTCCTCAGTTTATAGTTATATCGTTCATGCCTCGCAAGCGTCATCTGTTATGATAACAGGTAGGTGTGTGAGTTGCCCCTCACCGATTCCCATATCAACACCGCTAACATATACTCGACTACTAAGCCACTCAAGAATAGTCAAGTCAGCATATTTCATGTATTCAATGTCTTCTTCTGCAATCTCGACCGTGTAGGTCAATTCAATGGTTGTTCCCATATTATTCTCCACTCCTGTTTTCTTTTTAACTCTATCGTTTATGCCTCGCAAGCGTTGCATATCACCCTTGCCGGATTTTGTGTGATGTCGGCTTGATGAATCTTGCGTGCTTGAATCGCAGGGATTGATTTAGAGCAACCCGAACAGACACCACGCACGCCACCGAGCATACCTGCAACTGCGGCGGTTGTGATGGCTGAATCAAGCCATGTAATCGGATTGATGTTGAGGATTTCGCGGGTGGTCTTGCCGATTTTTTGACCGACAACAACTTGAGAAATTAGTTGCCTCTTGATGGCTTTTTTACGCCCGTCAATGTAGCGGCCATTTGCTTCGCCGACACGCCTCTTTGAATCGCCTTCGCCGGACTTGCCTCCGGTCTTGCCTCTTGCTGATGCAATAGGGCATTTTTCACCGTGTAGGGCATGATTTCGGCCTTTACAGGCTTTGTATCTGCAAGGCTTGCCGATGGGCTTTATGGCCTTGATTTCGGGCAGGTCAATTTTGATGCCTGCAAGGCGGCATAGACGGCGGTATTGGGTGGTGTGCCCCCCCAATGACCTCGATGAGTATTTGATGCCTTGAGCCATGCCTAAACGGGCATTTTCCATGTCTTTCTTCTTCTGTTCGATATGCGCGAGTAGCGCGGGGGTGTTCGTCATCAATACGTGAGATGAACCCTTACTACTTAAACCTAACGAAGTGGCCGTTTCCGATTTGATGCGATGAGATTTTGAACCGTTAGTGTGGAAATTGCACCGAGAGATATTACCCGCCCCTTATTATTCGTGTCTGCGAGAAATAACAAGGATATAAACTTTGGGATGTAGCCCGTTTCGGAATTATTTTAGGTGTAGCCCGTTTAACTAACTGTGCTTTTCGCACTCGGTGCATTTTTTGCACCGCCTATTTCACCGACCATACCAGACGGGATGGGGGTTTATAGTCTTTATGATGTGGCCTCGCAAGCGTTGCGCGTTGCCCATAACAGACGGGATTTAGGCTTATATACTTTCGCCCTTCGGGTTCTCGGTTTGAAGTGAGAGTGCTACCCCGTAAAGTATATAAGGGGTTTTTGAACTCGCAAACCGCAGGTGTTTTTAATTCCCACCCCCCCACCCACAAATCACGAAAATTGCCCGATTTCCACCCCGTGTCTGAGACGAGATGGGGGCTTATAATCTTTCGCTTATGGTCTGTTTCACATTCCCGATTTCTCCCGTCAGCCCACCCCGTGTCTGAGAGGGGATGGGGGCTTATATAGTTTTTGAACTCTATTTCTCGCCCGCTTTTTAATTACCCGCCCGCCCACCCCTACGAGATGCGGGCTTATAGTCTTTGTGATAGCCGAAAGTATTATAGACTGCGGCTTCTTCGCTTAGGTTGTAGTCGTAAGATGATAACGCGGGAGTGTGAATAGGTATCGAACCGATGTTCTGCCGTCAGCGGGTAAGGCTACACAAAAAAAACAAAGGAATGATGAACAATGAAGACCACAATAAATGAATACGAGTTCGTTAAGGCGTTTGACGACTACGGCAGGGGAACCAACTTCACCCGCTTAGGTCGCTTCGCTCTATACGAATACTTGACCGACCTTGAAGAAGAAATAGGCGAAGAAATTGAACTTGATGTAATCGCGCTATGTTGCGACTTTACCGAGTATGAAAGCCTTGACGACTGCAACGAGCAAACAGGATATGCTTATCGAGACATGGATGAAGTAGCGGATGATTCGGTAGTAATTACCGGCTATGACGGAGAGCGATTCATCGCGCAAGATTTCTGATATAAACTTACCTCCGCAGGCATCTCTTGAAGTGTAAGCCCTGCGGCGGTGTAGTTTTTACACCAACTTTTATTTTTGCACTTACTTTACTTACAGTTAGTGTAATTATTGCACCAAGTCGCGCGAGTCCGCCCCGCGTCTAAGACGGGCAGGGGGCTTATATAGTTTTTGAACTTTGATTCTCGGGCGTATTTTAACACCCACCCCCCCACCCACCCCATAAAATTGAAGGCTTATATACTTTGGGGTTTTGGAAACCTTTATAGGCCCGCAGTTTTTAATACCCACCCCCCCACCCCTTTTTGGATTTTGCTTCTGATTTCTTTTTTAGTCCGGCCCGTGTCTGAGATGAGATGGGGGTTTATAGTCTTTGTTAATTTGCTAAAGTGAGAATGCCGGATGGTTAAGTTCATATACTAAGAAAGGGTGGGACAAACATGGCGGAAACAACCGACATACAGGAGAATGCGAACAAACACGCACGGGAGGCTGTGATAGCCGACTGTGTAAGCCGTGTGGAGGCACGGGCGATGAAGTCTGAAATGGACTTTTTCATGGGCGTGGTAACTGCCCTACGACACTTCGGGATGGAAGAACAGGCAAAGTTATTCAATGGCCGCCTATTTCTATCCGCGTGTGGTCGCAGCGTATGCGACCCCTCATGGGAGGAGGTAAAGGCTAAGAGAGCCGAAGGACTTTCGTGGGACTCAAAAGAATTAGCATGGGTCAAAGACCGTTTTTGGGAGGATGAGTGAGAGTTAGATTTATATAGCAAACCTCCGCACGCATCCGAAAGGTGTAAGCCGTGCGGAGAATACCCCTCCCCAAAGTATATAAGGGAGTTTTTTGGATTCTTTCCCGCGCGCGCATTTTAACTCCCACCCCCCCACCCACATACAAAATGCGGACTTGAGATTATTTTTTGCGGTTTAATTTGAAATGCGGACTTTAGAACTTTTTTTGCGGTTTAATATTTAAATGCGGATTTGAGATTATTTTTTGCGGTTTAATACTACTATAATTTGTGATACAAATTATCTAAATAAAAAAAGGCCCCTCTCGCCCCATATAGAGGCGGAGGGGTTGCGTAATTCAGATTAAGAAATTGTGATGTTTCTAATCTTCCAAGTCTTCCAACAATGGTTTAGCAATCATGTGTCCTAATTTCCAACACTCAAATTCTAATGCAGCAATTGCTTCAGCAACATTGTTTATTTTTTCGTTCAAATTAGGCGTGTCCACAGACAATTTAGGATATATTCTTTCAATCAATACATCATTTAGTGTGGCTATATCATCTAAAGTTAATTTATCTGGCTTCATTCGTCTCTCACCTCCAATAGTAGCGAGTCGAAGCCCGCTTATATAGTTTTTGGATTTAGAGTTTTTCTTTGTATTTAATACCCACCCCCCCACCCGCACAAAAATTATAGACTGATGCTTGTTGGGTAGGGTTGATGAGCCAAAAAAAAGTTGCCCCACCACCCCCGAAGGGGTGGCGAGGACTTGTGCTTTCAATCATTCAATTCTGGGCAATCGCCATAACAGACATCATCAACCCCGTTAGGGTTATCGTCAATGTGAGGGCGCTCACAATCCCGACAAATCTTCGCCGTTTCACCGGTGAAGATGATTTTCTGTCCGTATGTATCATGCGGGGTTGGGAAGTTCAACACGGCAGTAATACCGCAATTGATACAACAATAGGTTACGACCCCCCAATCGGCCTCAACCACCCCCACATCATACACATGGTCTTCGCATTCTTCATATTTTTTCTTCATTTCATTTCCTCCTTTCGTTAATTTGCCCCACCCCCCTTTCGGGGGGCGAGGACTTTGGTTTTCAGTTCTCAATCTTAGATAACATATCTTCGATTAGTTTTGCGTTTTGTATTTGGTCTTCGCATTCTTGATATGCGGCTGTTACCATACGAGTTACCCATCTAACACGGGCAAGAGCGGCAACATCTCCTTCATAGTCTTCGGCAATATCGCCGTTTTCTAATAGGTCGAGAATGTGTCTCCAAACATCTATATCTTTAGCAACCAGATTTTCACCTCCATTCCCTAATCGGGGGAGTTCCGATTATTTGCCCCACCCCCCGTGAGGGGGGCGAGGACTTGTTCTTTCAGTTCTTCTTCACGAAGTTACCGTTTCCGACATGAACATAATTGCTGTTGGGATAACCCCAAGCGTTCAAGTCCTTCTTTGGTAGGTCTTCCTTGCGGTATGTCTTAGTCATTCATTTCTCACCTCCTTTCGCTAATCGCGGGAGTTTGAAATTTGTTCGGAGTAGGGGGAGTGAAGCCCCCCCCTACCCCTTACGTAGTTCAGACTTTAAAGCGGCGGATGCTATCTCACATTACTTTGAATGCTGAAGCAATAGCGGCTGAGATTAGCACATCTCGCACTTCCGCTTCACTTAGGCCAAGCGTGTTAGTGTTGTAATTCTTACACGCCTTCATGCAGTCCTCATGGGTCTTACCCCATATCCAAGCGGCCTGCAAATCGCCACCACTCATAGGAAAGTAGCCAGCGGTTCCGGCTACTACCATACATGGGATGAATCCCACGCTTCCGTCTTTCTGTTCTTCGGTTTGGTGAAAGCAAGTCATTACGTATGGCTTGCCTTCCGGTATGTCTATATTCAACATTTTTTACCTCCGTTCCCTAATCGGGGGAGGCCCGAGTTTTCGGGGCAGGGGAGTGAAGCCCCCCCTACCCCTTACGTATTCAGATTCAGAAGCCCCTAAGAAATTAAGGCGGGGTCATTCTTCTTCGTCATTCGACTTGATGGTGATGTTTCGATAAGTGCCGCAATCGGATTTCTCCCACGACACCTCAAAACCTCTATCCACCAAAATCGCCAACTCACCAGCAGGGACAAGCGGTAGTAACGTGCACATCTGGCTCAATACTACTGCCTTATTCACGAATGCTGTTCCCATTGGATTGTGAGATTCCGCCTCGTAAGAAGGGAACTCACGAACCCACATTCCAGCCCATGACCGCTGTATGTTGTTGAAATAACTCGGGTGCATTAGATGCGCTGTCGGCCAGCGAAATCGTAATTCAACCAAATTATCACCTCCATAGGTATTAGCCCGCAGCATCAGCGGGTTTGCTTGTTATGTTAAGATGAGGAGGGGCAGAAGCCCCCCCTCAAATTGTTGCGTAAATCAGAATCTGAGAAAGACCGCTACCCTCAATCGTAAGGGTTGCATTCCCAACAGTAGCACTCCGAGATATTGCCTAAAGCAAACGGTGTTTCAAACTCCATTTCCTTCTTGCATCCCTCGCAGATAACCACATATTCTCGGGTGTCTTCATCATAATAGGTCATTCAATGACCTCCCAATACTCCCACTCCGGCAAGCCGGAATCGGGGCATATTGGTCCTATAACATATACTTCCATATCTATTACCTCCGTTTGGATTACCCGCAGCGTTAGCGGGTCTGCTTGTGGTATGTGCGAGGTCTTGTGTCCCTCCCCCTGCCTCGCAACGGGTTCATTGGGCAAGACGAGCATACAGGCGTTGCCTGCTTACTCGTCAGTTAGAAAGTATGTGAACTCAGTATTATTCACCTTCACCTTATACCACTGAGTGTTGCTCGTTGAACTGCGGCAATATTCACCGTTAGGCACAATATATCGCAGCACATCAAACAACTCATGGGGCACATTGTGATAGTTGATAGATACATCACACTTGAGGGCCTTGATAGTCTGTTCAGCGTCATTCAACGCCAGCCAGACCGAAGCACCCTCAGTAACATACTTGTTTTCATAATCAATATTATTCAAACTAATTCCTCCATTTGAGTTACCCGCAGCAACAGCGGGCCTGCTTGTTCGTCTTGTTTTACATAATCAGCCAGATGCGGCAGACCGAACTGAATCGGTCGCAATCTGGACTTTCGTTTTTTGAACCCTTTTCCCCCGAGCAATTCTTTTCTCGGGTTGCTTTTCGGATTCATCACCCTGCTTTACGCATTTTACTACTCGCAGGGGGGCTATTCAGCACTTTTTACATGGTTCGCCCACTCCATCCTTCTTAGGACACCGCAGGTCAAGGTATACACCCGCCCACACCACTAACTCTTAGCGGCAATATGTCCTCGTCTTCATTATACTTAAGGCTGTCGGTCCTGGCCGCCAAAAGCCCTACTATACCCGACAGGGCGGTCGCCTACCACCACGCGGAATTTTAGAAAATTTTTTTCAAATTTTTTTCCATTCACGAAGCATACTTTTTACTCCGTTATTCCAGATGAACCTTTCTTCTAAGTCATACTCCCTTAGAATCCTATGAACTGCTGATGGGTTAAGTTGAGTCCATCGCACGGGCACTCCTTCATTGACCCTCAAGCAGACTTCTGTTGATGCTCGCCAATCGTCAAAGTAATTACTCGCGATTAACTTCTCGATTAGGTGTCTATACATTTTCTTTCTCGGCATTGGTCCGGCCACTTAAAATCCTCTCCTGTTGATTACTTTTCCGCCCACTCCCGATTTTTGGCGTGGTAGTCCTTTTGTGCTACCGCCCATCCATTCTCCGCCCTTCATTGTTTTCATTACAACGGGCATATCGGGTGTCCTGTAGGTGAATTGGTCTATGGCGTGTGCAAACGCCATTACTGTGTCGTTATGTCGGCCTAAATCAACGATAAGGCCATCGCGCCATGCGTGTGTTGATAGTTCGTCAAGAGTAATCTCGACCATCCTTCGTGTTTCATCGTTGCCGTAAGGAAAGCAGACTAACTCCCGCTCAAACCACACACGCAGACGGTTAAGAAGTCCTTGCTTAAGTGTCCTGTTGCTAACCTTACTCGGTCTGTAATCTAAGACAGCGCCTTTCTGTTGTATCAGCGTGTCGTATAATTGTTGAAAGCCCACATCTTCTGCGGCGACAGGTGCTGAATATCTTTTAGCCATTTCAATAAGCATATCTGCTTGCTTGTCCGGTGGAAAGTCATTACGCCTCCACATATTTACGAAATGCACGAAGCCCTGTTCATCCTGTCTAAGAACTACAATAACTGTGTAGTCTTGCCCCAAGCCCTGTGATGGGTCAAAGCCGACAACATATCTGTTGTTAGGTAGGGTTTCTGTTTGAAGTGTAATGTCTAAGTCAAGATTCTTACGAATGAGATTGTTTGGGAAAACGGATGAGTCGTCATCCACTACACGGCATAAGAACTCCTGTGCAAACTCTAACTCACCAATCGCTTGCTTCTGTTCCATGAGATAATTGATACTGCGGTGTTCCGGCCATAGTGGGACAGGTTGTATTGTTTCGCCCGATGCTTTCCACTCGTCATAGTTTTTTATCGCAGACCAAATGCCTGTTTTCCATGTTGGGTTATCGAGCATTTCCGTGTGGTATAGGTCAGTCATAGACATTGGCGTGCCGACAACATAAAGTGATGAGTTCGGGTCAAGCATAGGTGTGATAGCCTTTCTAAACCATTGTTGCAGAACCTTTGGGTTCATCTCGTCAGAATCAACCAACACATCGTCAAATGCTACGCACGCGGGATGCTCACCACGAATCGCAGACCCAACAGATGTCGCCATAATCCATGCGCCATTTGTAAAGTGAATCTCAGTCTTATTACCCTTCTTCGGGTCAAGGTATCGTGATAGTTGCGGGTGTCGCTTTAGGTCATCCCTTATTTCTTGCAGACGGCGAATTGCTGTGTCCTTACTCGCAGATATTAACCAGCAGGTAAAAGGTCTATCGTTGTTCCACTTCTCAAAAAGACATTGGTGAAGTAGTTTAACCCTAAGAGTAGTTGATTTACTGTGGCCTCTCGGTGCAATCACACAGACCCTATGAACTTCTGCGCCTTTGCGGTCGCTGTAAATATCCATCCATTCTTCGATATGCTCTCCCCATGTGTAGCCCAACCACTCATAGAAATACTTGACCGACCTACGCGACCTTTCCATCGCTAAGTCTTGCTTCAAACTCATATCGGCCTCAACTCCTTTTTCCCACAATGCGGACAGACTCTTGACTCGGCTTTAGATAACATCATGCGGGGGGCTTCCCACCCGCACCAATTACACTTAGCCGCTGTCCATCTATTCATCATGTATCACCGGTGCAAATAAACTACCAATAAGACCTGCCTCTTTGTCTATCATATACGCAGATAGACCGGCACGGCTCATCGAATATCCGTTGCGGCTGTGGTATCTGTCTTCACCAGCAAGGCTCGGCAACTGCACAATTATGCAACCGCCCACCTCGCGCATTTGTTGGTGGTGTAAGTGTCCGTGAAACCATAGGTGGTTTGCAGTATTACCCCATTCTTTACGCGCTTCGTGCGCCATAAGAGGAGATAATTTATTCATTACTTTACCATCGCCGTGTGTAAATCCGAGAAGGTTATTACCGTAGGCCACATACTGTCTGATGTGCGGGCTAACTATAACCGATACATCTTCGCAATCTTTGTAGTATGCTTCTAAGTAAAGCATAAGCATAATCGAAGTGTGCCTGTCGTGATTACCACCCATAAAGATAAGTTCAACATCGCTTACAGTTCGCAAAAGGTCAATGTGTTGCCTTGCTAACTCGCACCCCTGCATAAGAATCTGTGCTGGAGTTCCGGCCATGTCTTGCCCTGTGCCTTTAGTGGTAGTTCCAATGTCGTTATCAACATGAAACCAATCAGAACCAACGCCAACAAAGAACTTTTCCGGCTTGCTCGGCAATCTCGCAATTAGTTCTTCTGTCTTTGTGAGAACTCTCTCGCTTGCCTCTTGCATATCGTATGATTCGCCCACTTCATCAACCCAACCGTATTTACCAAAGTGTAGGTCGGTAGGTGAGATAACAACAGCATACTCCGTTCCAATATCCATTTTACGCGCCTTTACAGGTGCGGGTTTATGGTCGGCCAACACTTCAAAGAATGTATCAGCGAGGCTTTCGCGTAAGTATGTATATTGCTCGGCATCCTTTTCAATTTGTCGCCATTTTTTCTTTTCAGCCTTCTTTAGAATCTCTAACTTGCGTATGTCGAGAAACTTCTCCACCATATCATCAAGAGTATTAGTAACTACTTCTTCGTCAGTAAATGGCTGCATACCGTGTTTCCACTTATTCGCTCTTACATACTCACTAACCATAGCAGCGGGCATTTCAAACTCACGCGCCATCTCATCAATAGTTAGGCCACCGCCCACATCTGAATATGCTTCTTTCATAGCACGGTGCTTTTCACCGTCAATAACAACCATACCATCTGTTATCTCTAACATTACAATGTAATTATCATTGGCTTTGTCGTAGTATGACTTAGTAGTAGTAAGAGTGTTGTCTTCAACATCTTCAAAGTTTCTAAAGTCATTACCAGCCTTAACCCATCGGCTAATTGCTGTGCGCCACGCATGAACGCTGCGCTTTGGTTCCACTTCGTGTAAAAACTCGGCAAACTCCATTGTCGAGCCAAAGTGTCGGTCATTAGCAAACTTTTCTATCAGTTCAGTTCCGCCGGAGTAGTAGTTCCCCATATAATACCCCTAAGTAATGAGTGTTATAATGGTTCCGGCCAAACCATTTATTTCTATTGTTTTGACGATTTACAAAAAAAATAAACCGTGATACTGCAAGGCACTTTGTAATTATTTCAATTTCTTCAATGGTATGTTTGGTAAAAGCGCCTTACCCTACTCTATCTATTACTGTAACTACTATAGTTCCCGTAGGGAACTTCTCCATACTATAGAAAAAATTGAAAAAATAAGAAATAAATCCGCAGTAAAGCGTTTAATTCTTTCAGAAAAACTCCAAAAAAATAAAAATAATTAGCGAATGATTATAAACCGCATTTAGACTCGTAATAATATGGCCGAGCGAAGGCGATGGAACTTATTTCGCGCAAAAGCGAAAGAAGAAGTGAAAAATCCGATGATAGAGCGTGTCGGAATGATGAATGAGCCGTTTAGTGCGGTAGCGGGAATACCGGATATTGTCCGCAATACTGAGAGTCTGCGTAAAGATAGTAATTTCGATAACGAGTTTGACCTATTCGACAATATGCTAAAGTTAGACCCCGAACTCAACGGTGCTGTAAGGGCAGTTAGCCTCACAGCCAACAATTACGAGATTAACTACAGTCGCGGGCGCAACGCAACTATACGCAACGCTATACGAGAACTCGTTGAAGAAACAATTGACTTTGACGACATTATGATTAACGCCATGCGAAACCTCATGGTTTATGGAAACGACATAAATAAAATCGTTGGTAAGCAGGGTGTAGGTATCACCGACATACAAAGCCTACCCGTAAAACAAATCACAATCGTTGATGAGCGCGGCGGGCTCGGCTCTTACTTCGTAGCCGATGAAGATAACCCAATCATAAACCCCGTAACATACATGGTGCGTGAAGCAACCTCTTACGAGCGGGCAATACCACGCCGAGAAATCATGCACATACGAATTGACTACCGAAGTAATTGGTTTACCGACAACAAAGGCCGAAAAACCTACGGTGTGTGGGGCGCATCTCGATTTACTTCACTTAAGCAACCTATACGCATGAAGTATAACAGCATGAATAACCGTATTAGTCTTGAGGACTCAATGACTAAGCAGTTTATCACAATAGACAAATCTGCTATCGAGCATATTCAAGACCCTGCCGAGCAAAACCAACGCTTACAGCACATTATGGATGAAGTCATCTCGCTGTTTGAAGGTCTGCGTGGCGACCAAATCCCTGTGCTACCGCACTATGTCGAACTACATCATGTTGATGTCGGAAACAGCGTGCCTAACAATACTGATTTCCTCGACACGATTAACAGCGATATTGCCGCTGTTCTGCAAGTGCCGAGAGTAGCCGCAGGTCAAGAGCGCGGTTCAACCTTCGCCGCAACATACAACGCGAACCTATGGGCCGTGCAAGCAATCTCAAGGATGCACCGCATTATTTCTGAAGCGGCAACTCGTATGTTTATGATGCACCTTGACCTTCTCGGTATCGAATACCGCAAGCAAGACCTACCGACAATTACCTTTGAGGCTATGGATAGCGAAACACCACTAAATGTGATGCAACGCGCTACTATGGGTTACAACGCGGGAGTTCTTACACTTAACCAAACTCTTGAGATGCTAAACCTACCAACAGCAGGTAAAGAAGGCGATGAAAGGGTAAAACAAAACGCAAACACAGGCGAACTGCCGCGTGAAAACTCACAGGATGGCGCATCAGATGTTGTGGATTAGTGCGATTGTAATAATTCTTGTGATAATGGGCATAATGACTAAAACATTGATAAAACAACTGATGGGTGAGAAAAATATGAAGCCAATGAAAATGAGCAATCCTAACGAGGCACTAATG